ACTTGATCGCGTCCACCACGGCGTCGAACGCCTTCTGCACCTGCTTGATCGGCCACAGCAGCCCCTCGAGCGCGACCGGCCCGGCCGCCTTCAGCCAGTCGAAGACCGCGGACGCGGCGGCCTTGATCGCCCCCCACGCGGCCGACCAGGCGTCCTGGAACCAGGTCGTTTTGGTGGCGATGAGCACGACGGCCCCGATGAGCAGCAACACCAGGGCGATGATGGCGCCGATGGGGTTGGCGGTCATGGCGGCGTTCAGCAGCCACTGCACCGCCGCCCAGGCCTTGGTCGCGGCGCTGGCCGCGGTGGTGGCCACGGAGTTGGCGATACGGGCGGCGGTGTCCTTCAGGGTGGTCAGGGTCAGGGTCTCCTGGGCGACCTTGAACAGCCGCGCTGAGCCCTCGGTGGCGTCCAGGCCTGTCGCGAACAGCCCCAGGGCGTCAGCTGCGGGACCGAACCCCGCCGCGTCCAGGGCCCCCGCGATCGCGGACAGGCCTGAGGCGGTGTCCCCGGACTTCTCCCCGACGTCCTTGACGTTGGCGGCGGTGCGCCCCGCGGCGTCCCCGGCGTCGTTGAACGCGCGGGTGGCGGCGGTGGCGTCGGCAGTGATGTCGATCGACAGGGTGGCGGTCTTGGCCACGTGGTCACCCCCTGCCCCTCTTCGCTGCCCGGGCCTGGTCCTCGAGGATGTCCAGGACGGTCAAGATGGTCTCTTCACTCTCCTGCCACCACGGTCCCGGGTGGGTGTTGGTGGCCACCGCCAGCTCGCAGATCATCCGGCCCCAGGTGCCGGCTCCGTAGGGCCCACCGGCTCAGGCTCGAGCTCCTCGATGTCCTCGACCTCTGCCTTGAACGCCTCGTACTTCAGGTCCATGGGGATGGCGCCCTCACGGCGCAGCGCTGCCCAGGACAGGAACAGCAGGTACCCCACGGGGTTGGCCTCGCGGTCGGGCCACTCGGGATGCCGCCGGTAGGTGAACGCCAGGACGTCCATGTCGATGGGGCGGGTCCATACGTCGGTGCTCTCCCCGTCGCGGGTCACGCGCAGGTGCTGGCGCAGGGTCTTGAGGGTGCTCATGCGCCGTGCACCTCATCGACGGTCGCCTGTACGACGCCGGCGTAGAACCCCACCACGGTGGGCTCGACGGCCTTGGCAGCCTCGATCAGGAACGGGTTGGCGGCGTGCACATACCCCGCGTAGGGGGCACCTGCGAACACCGTCACCCCAGCCGTGGTCACGGTCGCGGCCAGGGACGAGACCAGGCGCCCGGTACGCACCGGGGTGCGGGGCCTGGTCGCGGCCAGCACAGCATCCCCGGCCCTCTTGTCCGCAGCGGACATATCGGACAGGTCGGCGGCGGCCTGGTGCAGGGTCCGCACCAGCTCGTCGTCGCCGTGCACGGTGACCTCGATCGTCATGCGTTGACCGTCTCGTACTCGATCAGCCCGTCGTCGTCCGCGAGGGCGGCCGCGTCGCCGTAGGCGTACGCGGTCGAGGGGTCGAAGCTGATCAGGGCGAACTCGAAGTCCGAATTGAGGTAGTCGCCCTGCGCGTCCGCACCGAACGACAGCGGGTGCAGCTTGAGCTGCCCGGTGGCGGTCGTGCCCACCGCGGTGGACGGGGTGAAGGTGAAGTCCACGACCTCACCCCAGTGGTCGTTGCACAGGGCGAAGAACCCGGCAGCGTTGCCGGCGTCGACGTCGACGTTGCCGGACATGGCCCACTCGATCTCGTCGGGGGCGGACTTGGTGGTGCCGCACAGCATGGTCTTGACGTCCCCGGCGGTGATGTTCGGGTCAATCCGGACATCGTTCACCAGGCAGGACACGTCGATGGGCGTGCCCGTCATCCCGATGGACAGGGTCCCCGGCCCCAGGTTGCCGGTGCCGTCAGCTGTGGTGGTCATGGTCATGCTCCAATCGGGATGAGTGACTTCCAGGTCAGGCGGTAGGACGGCAGCGGGTCGGCACCAGCACCAGGCACCGCCAGCGCGACCCGCTCGAACGTGGTGAACGCGAACAGCCCGGCCACCTGGTCGAGCAGGTCCGACAGGGCCCTGGTCGCTGCACGGGCGCCGGCGTCCCCGGTCACCAGGTAGATCGTCCAGGTCGCATCGGCGGTGCCCTTGTGGAACCGCAGCGCCCCCTCGGGTGGGACCAGGTAGACGCACGGGGGGTTGATGTCGCGGGCGTCGTCGACGGCTCGCACACCGGCGCCCTGCAGCGCCTGCAGGACGTCGGCGGCGGCGGTGGCGATCGACATGGTTAGCCGACCGCTGGTTCGGCCCACGTGCCGGTGCGCAGCGCCCGCTCGATGTCCGAGTCGTACTTGGACACGTACGTGGCGCCGGCGTCGGTGATCGACTCGATGCCCCCGGGGGAGTTCCTGCGCCGGTACTCCCGCGCGGCGTACATCACGGCGGCCTGGTACACCTCAGCGTCGGGCGCGTACGACGTCGGTTCGACGTCGGCGGGTGTCCACTGGTCAGGGCGGCAGCGCTGCACGTACAGCTCGGACAGGCCGGACACCCGGCGCACCAGGTCATCGTCGGTGACGTCGTCCCCGTCCAGGCGCAGCCAGTCCTTCACGTCCGCCGGGGCGAGCCAGGCGAGCGTGAAGACCGGCGGCGTCGGATCGGTCGGTTCGGTCACTTCGTGGCGCCCCGGCGGCTCGAGGTGTCGGCCAGCGGCAGCGCGGCCACGGTCACGTCGATGATGGCGCGCGGGTCGTTCACCAGCACCGCCTGGTAGCCGAACACCGCGATGTCGATGCCGCCGTTGGGGATGTTGACGGCCTGCACCCGCAGCGGGGCCGGCACGGCCTCGTAGTAGGTGGCCGCGTTGCGGTCCCCACCGAGCACGTGCCCGGCGGGCAGGTTGGGGTCCACGAAGAACCGCAGCCCGGACACGGTGCCCTCCGACCCCGACAGGGACACGCTCGAGGACGACGCGAGCCAGAAGGGGGCTTGGTCGGCGGTGATCCCCAGGAAGGCCCCCCACAGGTCCGCGGCCACACCCACGAACCCAGGGGTAGCACCCACCGCTGACAGCTCCTGCGCGATCACTCCGAGGGCGCCCACCAGGTCGGTCGCGCTGGCGTCGGTCGCGTCGGCCTGCAGGGCCGTGGACACCAGGGCCTCGGTCTTGATCGCGTAGTCCCGGGTCGCGGCCTGGAAGAACGCCTCGAGGAACCCCGGGTCGCCCAGGTCCACGAAGATCCGGTCCACGTCCCACCCACCGGCCAGGCGCGAGATGGGTGCCTCAGCTGGTTCGGTGGCGGCGGCGTTGGACGGGATGGGGGTCTTGTTGCCGGCGTAGGGGCCGACGACGGGGGTGGTCACCCAGCGCCACCCGTGCACCTTGGTGCCGGTGGTCAGGGTCTGCCGGTTGATGGAGTTGATGTAGTCGCGGCGGGCCGCGACGGGGGTCCACAGCTCGCCCAGCCACTGCGGCTGCAGGAACCCGCCGCCGGCGTCCCCGGCCGGGATGATGTCGGTCAGGGCGGCGTTGACGAACGCGGCGTCAGGGGAGCGGCGGATCGCGTCGGCCAGCTCGTCGCGGGCACGGGCGAACGTGAGTTCTGCGGGCCGGCGGGAGCGGCGTGCAAGCTCCACCGGGGGGGTGCTGGTCTGGATGGTCACGTCGTCCTCCGTGTCGTCGTCGTCCTCGAGCCCCTCGGTGGTGTCCTCGGTGTCCTCGGTGTCCTCGTCGGTGGTCTTGTCCTCGTCGTCCTTGTCCTCGTCCTGGTCGTCGTCCTTGTCGGGCGGCGCCTGGGATGCGGCCACCGACGTGATCGCGGACCCGGTGAACGCGGGGCGCCGGACCAGGCCGATGTGCCGGGCGGTCCAGTCCCCGACGTCGTACACCCCGTCCGCGGCCAGCACCGGGTCGGTCGCGTCGGCCCCGATGGAGAACCCGGTGCGGACCTTCTCGGTCGCCTCGATCAGGGCGTCGTTGCCGGCGGTCGTGGAGAAGGGCCGCACCGACGCGGCCAGGTGGTCCACCGCGTGCTCCCACGTGTCGAGGCGCCCCACCACGGCGTCGGGGTCGTGCTCGCGCACCACGTCCACCAGGTCGTCGGCGTTGGTCGGGGGGCGGTGGAACCTGTACCGCATCCCGTTGGACGTCGGGGCCGACGCGACCCCGTAGGGGACGACCACGCCGCGGATCCGGCGGCCGTGCTCGTCGGCCGCGGCGGGCTGTGCGAACGCTAGTTCGAGCTGCATGGGTCAGTCCTCCGTGGGGTAGCCGGTGCCCGCAGGTGCGGGGGCGGTCAGGTCGCTGGTGTCGAACGCGGCACGCTGCCCGGACGGCAGCACGTCGTCCATGCCCAGGCGGGCCGCGATGGGGTCCATGTAGAAGGCCAGCCCGAAGTCGATCCACAGCTGGTTGCGGTGGTCCAGGTTGGTGTAGTCCATCGAGCTGCCCTCGGTGGCGGCGTCGATCAGCGCGGCCGGGGTGGACACCAGGCGGGCGACGTCCACGGCGGACCCGTTACGGGCCCCGATCAGCAGCTGCTCACTGGTCAGCAGGTGGTCCTTGGTCTCGACCGCGGCGTTGGTGAAGAGGATTCCGTCGTTGGCTGCCAGCGCCACCCGGGTCTCGGCCACCAGCTCGTGGCGTTCCTTGGGGGTCAGGGTGGTGTCGGTGGTCTGGTGTAGCTCGAGGCGGAATGGGCGCTGGGCGACGTCGGCGGCGGTCTGCTCGAGGTCGGCGGCGATCCGCACGGTGCGCTCCCCGAACCGCAGGATGCCCTCGTGGGGGCCGGGGATCAGGACGCAGCGGGCCTGGTCCAGGGGGTGCCCGTCCTTGTCGACGAACGCCTGGTCTTGGAAGTCCCAGTAGTCCCAGGGGATCCGGGCCATGCGGGCGGGGCGGGCGGTGCCGGCGGCGTCCACGCCCAGGCGGGTCGCGTACCACAGGGACATGCCGTAGAAGATCAGGTCGTCCACGGTCCACAGGGTGCGCTGGTGGGGTGACTGCGCGGTCAGCCCCAGCCGCCGGCACTCGGCTAGGGGCAGGTCGCCCAGCTGCCCGTCTGTGGAGTGCATCCACTGCGGTTGCGGGGTTACCGGGGTGTCCAGGCGCAGGGCCTGTAGGGGGGCCGACGCGACCGCGCCCACGGTCAGGTGCCGGGCCCTCGCGACCGCGGGGACGCGCATGGCAGCGGCCCGGGACATGACGCGCAGGAACTCCCCGGTCACGTCATGGAAGACCACCTCTTCGAGGTTCGAGCGGTCCACCCACGCCTCTATCTGCGGCTGCAGCCGTGCCTGGTCGTCCACCAGCTGCACGGGGCGGGTGAACCAACCCACGTCCTAGACCTCGATCCACTGGCGGCGGCGGCGTTTCTTCGCGGCGTCGCGCGCCTGGGGGGGGTGGGCGCGGCGGCGGTGCACCTCGAGGTCGGCCAGCGCGGACGCCTTCAGCGCCTGGGGTGCACCCCGGAACGCCGGGCAGACGTCGCACACTGCGACGTATGTATCCGTGGAGCAGTCGATGCGCCCGTACCGCGCTGCCATGCGTACAGGTGTACGTCCCAGGGGGGGACAGGGCTGCGACACGTATACGCCGTGTCGTAGGTCTTAGGAGGCGTGGACTTCCGGTCGCAGGTCCGGGGGCAGGTGCCCCACCCCCCACAGGGCCGTGCTCGCAGCGACCAGGGGTGCGATCGACCCGGCGGACGCGCGACGCGACCAGGCGAACCCGTCGCCCAGCGGGCGGGTGCCCGCGACCGCCACAGCCTCGTCCAGGGCGGGAGAGGGCCACACCGACAGGTCGCGGGCCTTCACCCCGTCCAGGAACGCCGCGGATGCCAGTGCGACGTCGTACGTCGTCAGGGGCAGCAGCTGGGCGTGGGCCCGCTCGAGCGCTTCGTGCACGGTGACGTTGGGGCCGCGGTTGTCGATCGCGATGCGCAGCCCCTGCGCGCGGCTGATGGCCAGCACCAGGTCGGTGGCCTGGTCCACGGGCAGCACGTCGACCACCTCGAGGTGCCGCCCGGGTCCGGCCAGGGCGATGGCCGCGTGTGACCTGTCGAACGCCACATCGATGGCCAGGCACGCGGGCCCCGCGGGCATGTCAGTGGTTCGTTGGATACTTCTCCAGGCGTCCTCGGGGATCACCCTGGCGGCCGCGGTGCGGGTCCATACCGTTGCGTACTCCCGCGCAAACCCGGCCTCTCCGAGGGCGCCCCGCGCCATCCGCAGCGCGGCCAGGTCGGTGATCCCGGCCATGAGCCCGGGGTGCCAGGTCGGCCACAGGGACTCGTCGTCGGTGTCGATCCCCTCGGGTGCCCCGTAGTCGAACAGCGCGTACCCCGGTGTGCCGGCGCGCGCCAGCTGCAGGTAGCGGGCGAAGTACGCGGACGCGTCGGTGCCGGCGGTGCCCACGACGAACAGCTGCCGGCGGCGGCGGGTGTTCATGGTCGGGATCGCGGTCTTGTCCAGGGCGGCGCCCAGGGCGTCGTCGTGCTCCTGCGCCTCGTCGATCACCACGACGTCCAGGGCCGGGCCGCGCAGCGCCCCGTCCTTGGGAGGGAACGCCTTGAGGTACGAGCGGGTGGCGCGCATGGTGATCCGCTCCGTGCCGCCCGACCTGCGCGCCTTGATCCGGGCAGCCAGGGCGGGGTGCCCCTCGAGCTCGTCGATCCACTCGGTGAACCGCTCGGAGACCATGTGCCCGGTCTGCGCGGTGTACGCGCAGCGGTAGTCCCGGTACACCGACGCGCGCCCGCACAGAAGGTCGATCACCCCGGCGGTCTTGCCCACCTGCCGCGGCTCCTGGATCACCACCACGGGGTAGGCGTAGGACCCGTCCGGCAGCAGCTCGCCGGCCACGTCCCCGACGTGCCGCTGGTACGTGGTCCACGGTCGGCCCTGCAGCGCAGCGAAGAACGCGCCCAGGTACCCGTCGGTCGGGCGGTCAGGGTTGCGCGGGGTGCTGCCCGGCCTCGGACTCGGAGAACGCTGCGAGGGCTGCCAGGAACGGGTCGGCGGCGGCAGCGACGGCGGCGAAGACGCGATCGTAGGTCTCATCGAACTGCCTCTGCAGCTGTGCCAGCGGAATCCGGTCGTACGGCTTGGGATTGGTGCGCAGGGACCGCTCGAGCAGGTCCAGCTGGTCGGCCATGGAGCGCAGCGAGGCGACCCCGGCGCCCTGCAGGGTCGACCCTTCCGCGCGTGCCTTGCCGATGTCGTCCTCGAGGCCATGCCGGATCCGGCCCGTGGGCAGGTGCACCGCGGGCGTGAGGAACAGCGCACCGTCGCTCATGCGTCAAGGATCACCCCCATCCTCCTTTACCGTTTCTTTACCTTCCGGATTCGTCAGGATACCCCCAGGTCAGGACACACATAACCGGAAGG